TATGGCTGAGAAGGTCATAGAGATAGGTCTGGCTCCTGTATCAGAATATTTTGGGTCAGAGGTCACATTATACTATCCAGGCCTTTACGCAGGCTCTACGGATTTAGTCTGTATGCACAATGGCATGGAAACGATTGTGGATTTTAAACAAGCAAATCGTCCTAAACGAGAAGAATGGATTACCGACTACAAGTTGCAAGTAGCAGGCTATGCAATGGCTCACGATTGTATTCTTGGTTCAAACATAGAACA